ATCCACAGCGGCTAAGATGGTATCGATAGACCGTTCGACTCACTACGCTTGGATCAAGGCTGACACGGACTACAAGAAAGCCGTCGACTCTATTCAAGACAGCGTCCTCGACTTTGCAGAATCCCACCTCTATAAGCTCGTCAAGGAAGGCAACCCCGCAGCGACTATCTTCTTCCTCAAGACCAAAGGCAAAAAGCGAGGATATATAGAACGGCAAGAGATAGAGATTCAAGAGAAGAAGCCCCTCTCGTGGTTGGACGAATGAACAGAAAAAGCACATCGAAAAAGCGTCGTAAATTCAGGGCGTTGTTAAACTCACGCGGGATCGTGTGGTCTGAACCCTCACCCGGTCACTTTCGAATTGGAGAGATTTGTTATTTCTACAAAGCGAAGAAGTACAGAAAGGGAGATAGTTGGGTAGCATTTGAGAACCATGACCAATTCATCGACTCGCTTTGAGTAACCTTCCCGCGACATATTATCACGTTCGGAAATCAAAGGCACGTATCCAAGTCCATCAAGGAGGGACGCGTTCAGGAAAAACGTATTCCATCCTCACGGCTCTCATAGAGCTTTGCCACAAGAACACCGGACTCGTTATCACGATATGCCGCAAGACGTACCCCGCTCTTCGTGCTACCTCGATGAGAGACTTCTTCGAGATCCTCAACAAAGAGGGAGTGTACAACGTAGAGCTTCACAATAAGAGCGAAGGCACTTATCAGTTATGGGGCAACCTCGTGGAGTTTATATCGGTAGACCAACCGCAAAAGGTCAGAGGACGAAAGCGGGAGATACTCTTCATAAACGAAGCCAACGAACTCAGCCTCGAAGACTGGAGGCAACTCATGCTGAGAACTACAGAACGAACAATCATAGACTTCAACCCATCAGACGAATTCCATTGGATATATGAGCAAGTCATCCCACGAGAAGACGCGGACTTCTTCCAAACAACGTACAAGGACAACCCCTTCCTTCCGCAAAGTGTGGTCATGGAAATCGAACGATTTAAAGACGTGGATGAGAACTTCTGGAGAGTCTACGGACTTGGAGAACGAGGGGCATCACAAGCGACCATCTTCACCCATTGGAAAGAAATAGACCAAATCCCAAATGAATACAAACTCCTTAACATCGGGCTTGACTTCGGATATACCAACGACCCGACCGCCGTTGTCAGAATCTACACCGACGGACACGGATTTGCCGTTGACGAAATCTGCTACGCGACGAGACTCACTAATTCAGATATCGCTAAAATGCTCCGAGATAATCAAGTCAATCGAAGTGATGTTGTTATATGTGACTCCGCAGAACCCAAGAGCATCGACGAGATACACGCTCACGGATTCAATACTCACGGAGCAAGGAAAGGACGTGACTCGATTAGAAGCGGAATCTCATTCCTACACTCTCGCCCGCTTGCGGTCACTTCTCGGAGTGTCAACCTTATCAGAGAGCTAAGGAACTACAAATGGAAAGAAGACAAGAACGGCAAGCAACTAAATGAACCCGTCGACTCTTTCAACCACGCAATCGATGCGATGAGATACGGGATCACATGGAATCAAACGAACCCCAACTTCGGCTCATATGCTATCGGGTAAGGAAATCAACAAGAACAAGTTAATAAGATAATGGAACTCAAGCTCCCTCATAGATGGTCTGATCTCTCACTCGGTGAACTCCAGGTCATGATGACCTCAGAGAATCCCCTCGAACGGGTATCCGCTTGCTCCGGTAAGTCCGTTGCACAACTGCGGAAGATGCCTCAGAAGCTCTTAGAAGCCGCAGGAGAGCATATCGACAACCTACTCACCCAAGAGACTGCACGATTCGAGAAAGTCCTTGAAATGGACGGAAAGCGATTGGGTTTTATTCCCGATTGGGACGCATTTACAGCGGGGGAATGGATAGACCTTGAGACCTACCTCGAAGACTTCTGGAAGAACGCCCATAAAGTCATGGCAATCCTCTACCGTGAGGTGACATATGAGCTTGGAGAGAGCTACGAGATAAAGAAGTACACAGCTAAAGAAGACGCATCTGCGTTTGAAGAGATGCCGGCGGACTTGGTATCGGGAACGCTGCTTTTTTTTTGGACTACCAGAAACGAACTGCTGCATTCTATTCAGTCCTCTTTACTTCGGGTGGCGGAGGAAGCGACCCGGTTGGCGAAAAGTGGGGATGGTATCACATCCTCTATACCCTCGCAGGCGAAAACGTCCTCAAGATGGACTCGATTACGTCGCTACCTGTCCAAGTTGTTTTCCAGCACCTCGCATATTTAAAAGACCGCGCCGCACATGATCACGTTCAATAACATAGTCGAGAGATTCGAAATCTTCGCAGAGAATCACTTCTTCATCAAGAGCTTCTCCTTTGGCTCTCCCGATGATGTAGACCTCTCTAAGTTCGAAGAGTTCCCGTTGATGCATCTCGTTTATACGGGAGCGACATATGACGCGGGAACAAAGACATACAACCTTGAGGTGTATATCCTCGATGTACCTCACGACAAGAAAGGAAAGGTAATCCCACAAAAGGAAGCCATCTCCGATTCTGAGCAATGTGCGGAAGATATCCTCGCTGATATCAGAATGGGTGGCAACATATTTTTGTTCGCTCAAGATTATGAGGTTGTAAACGCAACTACTACACCACTCGAAGAAGAAACGAAGAATGTCCTCTCCGGGGTGCTTCTAGATTTGTCGGTTGCTATCCCTTACGAATGGGATGCTTGCAACGCTCCAATCGACGGAGTTGAACCGGGAGGTACGGATGTCACCTATGCCCGACGCGGTGTCCTTCGAATGCTCACCCTTGACGGAGCTACCGACGTGCAGTCCGTTCGAACTATCAAGGTCACTAACGGCACTCTAACGGATGACGGTGACGGTGTGGTGACATTGGACACGGGAGGCGTAGAAACGCTTGGAGCGTTGACAGATGTCACAATTGTAGGAGCGCAAACGGGTCAAGCTTTAATTTATCAGCATGAATCTCCGAGAGGTTGGTTCAACGGTAATCAGTCTTTAGAGAGCTTATCAGACACCTCAATCAGCAACCCTTCTAATCAATCATTTTTGCGCTATGTCAGCGGAAGTTGGCAGGCAGTTCCCGTAGTAATTCCAAGCCCTCCACCAACAAACACAGATGGGCTTCCGGAAGGTACTACCAATCTGTACTACACAGAAGCACGGGTTGAAGCAAATACAGACGTAACCGCTAACACCGCGAAAGTAGGCATTACCCCGACCCAAGCCTCTGAGATAACAGCCAACACCGCGAAGGTTGGGATTACGACTCAACAAGCGGACGATATCATCGCAAACAATGCAAAGGTCGGGATCACTCAACCCCAAGCCGATGACATCACAACCAACAATGCCAAGATTGGAATCACACCGACGCAAGCGAGTGACATAACCACGAACAATGCGAAGGTCAGCAACGTGCAGTCCGATTGGAACGCTTCATCAGGATTGGCTGTCATTCTAAACAAGCCAACACTTACAAGCGGTACGGTTACATCAGTAGCGATGACTGTTCCAAGTGCTTTTGCAATTAGCGGTTCACCGATCACGACTTCAGGAACACTCGCACTTTCCGTTGGTGGAACGACTTCACAATATTTGGACGGCACGGGGTCGCTTCAAACATTCCCAACCTTAACAAACGGAACTGTTACTAGCATCACCGCAAGCACGGGTTTAAGTGGTGGAACGATTACGAGTTCAGGTACTATTGCCCTTGCGAATACAGCGGTAACAGCAGGTGTCTATACAAATGCTGACATTACGGTCGATGCTCAAGGTCGATTAACATCAGCCGCTAATGGCTCAGGCGGTGGTGGAGGTATTGCAGCGGTTGTCGATGACCCGACCCCGCAGTTAGGGGGTAACCTAGAGTCTAACGGTCACGACATACTATTTGCTGACAACGACAAAGCCATCTTTGGCACAGGGTCTGATTTGCAAATCTATCACAGCGGCAGCGACAGTTTCATTACAGACGCTGGCACAGGTGATTTAAAGATTCAATCATCGACCCTAAAACTTTCGGATTTTGATGGCTCACCAACTCATGTCACTATATCTAACGGTTCACTGAACTTAAATAGCGGCAACGGCCTTGTAAACGTTGGCAGTGACAAAGTAGGAAATGGAACAGATGAAGAGTATATAAAATTTGACGGAACGGCTAACACTGTCAGTCTGCATGTAGAAGATGTCGCTTACCTGACCGTGGGTGATAATCACACTGGCACGACGGGCTATGTAGATATCGTCGGTTCTCTTACTGTGACAGATGTAATCAGCGGCAACGGCTCTTCTTTGAAAGTCGGTAAACTCACCACAATAGTAGGAGCCGCATCTTCGGCTGGCGAATTTGGAACCAATGCAGAAGAGGTCATTATCCATAGCTCTTCGACCGTCGCAGGTTACTTCTACGCTTTGGATGCTTCTGCGTGGGTGTCGGCAAATGCGACATCTGTCGGGACTGCATCCACTGGCTTAATAGCTATGGCGACCTCTACGAGTTCTGCTAATGGGATGGTCGTTCGAGGGATTTGTTACATCGCTCTCGACCCCGGAGGCTCGATCGGCGATGTCGTTTACATGGACACCGCCAACGGGCGTTTCACGACCACACCTGTAAGTGGTACGACGGGATTTGTTAGTCGTGTCATGGGATACAAAATAGGCACTAATTTAATCTTCTTTAACCCGTCGCAAGACTGGATTGAAATCAGCTAAGAGATGGCAAGTATATCAGGACAGAGTACCAGCAACATAGACCAAGTTGACGGGTTTTTTACCACGCAGGGAGGAGGTTCAGGAATCACCCCAAACACGTTACCGGCTTCAGGGGCAACGGGAACATTGTTACTCGGTGGCGGTTCAATGCCTGCAAATCCTTTGGTAACGCCAGATTTCAATATTGGAATAACTACTCCGGTCAGTTTTACAAAAATTCAAAGCGGAACCTCTCTTGATGAAGGGAATAAAACTGTATTTATTGCAATTACCTCGACGGGTGAATTGTGGGGCTGCTTCCTACCGGGTTCTAATTGGGCATTTGGCGCAAAAGACGGAGTATGGCGCAGATACGGAACTGATTCAGATTGGGACGATATAGGCTGTGACCCGGAGGCGAATTGCTTTTCGGCTATCCGGAACGGTGAATTGTGGTTCTATGGATACGGTGCAGCGGGACAAAGGGGAGACGGCACTACGACTAGCGCAGGCACATGGACGATGGTAAACAATGCGTTAACATGGGTCAAAACGTCCGTCGGGTATTCAAAAATTGCGGTAATCGATTCAAATGGTCACGTATATTTATCTGGTCGAAATTACGATTACATGACCGCCCAAGGTACGACAAGCGGCGTAACAACTACTTTGACTCGTGACCAAAATAACTTGACCGGGGTAACTTCTGTCTTCTGCGACTGCTATAGGTCTACCGGAATTATCGCCAACGGAAACGTATATTGGACAGGCAGGAACACATACCAGAAAGGCGGGCCGCTTCTTACTTCCACCAGCAATATAAATGGCCCGACATTGAGTTACAATGGGGGTGATATGGTTTCGCTTTCGTGCAATTATTTTGCAACTATGGGCGTGACAACATCGGGAACTTTAAGATTTGCCGGAGTTAATATTTTTGGCGCAAGACCTGACGGTGGCGGTTCACAAAGTTCAACGGCGAATGCCTTTGATACAATTGATGGAGGTGCAACTGGCTATACTTTCTTTGCGATTTGGGGAAGTTATACTGACCGGACTTTTCCCGTTTTGGCAATTCAAAATGGACAGCTGAAGATTGGTGGCGGAACAAATAGCTATGTAATGAAAGAAGCGTTAGGATATCCGGCTAATAATACTTGGAGGAACGTTGGTGCTACGACGGCAGGCGCAGCGTATCCAAGTCAATATATAATTACTGCGTCATGGTGAATAAAGAATATAGCGTCATCGTTAATAAGGACACGAATTTCGATGAAGGGTGGACTGATACGGCTACGCCGAATATGCTCTACAATTACAATGAAGCATCTATTGATAAATGCGAGGAAATTGACGGTGTATTTTATGCGACATACGCGACATGGGTTGTAGAAGTAGAAAAGGTTATTGAAATGGCTACACCAAACGGAGTCGAATTTATCACAATCCCCGTGGGGGAGTATGGACTAAGGCCATGAGCGAACTCAATAAAGTCCTTCTAGCGTTCTCCGATGATGTCGTCAAGAGCGCAAAGCGTCACCTCGGAGGTCGCAAGATTGGAAAGAATAAGAACTACGGAGTCGCTTCGGGTCAGCTTAAGCGGTCGCTATCTTACAAGATTCGAGTACGTGGAAACGATATACGAGAGGTCACCTTCGGAGCTAAAGGGAAGGCTGATAAATACGCGGCTTTTATCAACTTCGGTGTAAATGGAACGCGCAAGAATCAGAAGTCGCCGTTCTCGTATCGCTATGAGAACCCATCGAGAAAGCACCGCGACGCTCTAAAGCGATGGATTAAACAGAAGGGTATCAAAGCGAGAGACGCAAAAGGACGATTCAAGAAGTCGAGTGCAGATTCTTTGGCCTTTGTCATTGGTCGAGCTGTGAAGCGCAAAGGGATCGTTGGTCTTCGGTTCTACGAGAAAGCGTATACAGCGGTATCGAAGCGATATGAAGCCAAATTCGGGGAGGCCGTAGCTGAGGATATAGCGGGCAAATTGAAAGCAAAACTCGGAAACATTACAATCACCAACTAATGGCCGCTGATATTATAGCCCTACCGACTGACGCAATAACAGTCGCGGATCAACATCTGATGTATCAAATCGAAACCGATGTCGCCTCCCCTTCGGATGCATTTCGCTTTGTGATTACCGTCTACGAGGATTCTGTTTTGGCAGCTAATCTCTTGGGAAAGTTCTACCTCACCCCGAACCCTCAAGACTACACCTTCTTCAACCTCGCTGAAGCTGTGCGGGGGTTGTGCCAAGTAGATGACCGAACGTATGGAGGGACAACCGCAATCCATTCGTTGAGTGCAAACTATTTCACTCGAAGCAATGGCAACATCAAGAAGTTCGTTGTCGGTGCCGGAGAGTGGGACGGGTCTACCGAAGCCTTAAACGATGTAACCGAGACAATTTATCTCATCGACGGCCATTTCCAGATATCGCAAGGACTCGACCCTTCCTTCACGGCTTACTACCCTAAAGTCTCGACGGCAAAAACATGGCTGACCGACCGCATCCCCGCTTCGAATATCGTCACGATTAACGCAGCCGAAGAAGATGAGGGAGTTGTAGCGTTCTTGAATAGAAGCCTCTTGAATGGACAATCTATCAGTTCGACGGTGAAGTTCGAGTTTGCCGTTTATACAGCGTCAGGAACTCAGCTATCAACGCGGGATATAACAATCAACACAACGAACGGAGCGCAGTTGTCTACGGCATCAACTCCCGTGAATGGGTTCATGTGTTATTTAGCTGCCTACCCTGCGAACATCGACGCAATTACAAGCGACCTAACGAACAACCCGACATGGGGCTATTACGATTTGATTCCTCAAACGTCGGTCTTCGATGCTCAGTCGGGAAACAAGTTGCGATTTGTAAAGAACTGCCGACCCTTAAAACATCAAGCCGTTCAATTGGCTTGGTCTAACTCGGTGGGATCGTGGGATTACCTTCGTTTCGATGGACGTAAATTGAAGACCATCACCCGTGAGGAAAAGACCTACCGAAAGCAAATCGGAGACTACAACGGAAACTCCTTTAGCTTCACTCCCTTCGATAGAGAGATAACACCCTACCAAGTCGAAGCGAAAGAGACCTATCAACTCAACGGCATTTTGACCTCTGAGGAATACGGGCTCTTTCAATACTGCTTCCGTTCGAAAAACATCATGGCTCGTATCGATGGAACTTGGGTTCCTGTGACCTTGAAAGAGTCCTCTTTACAAGTGGAATCGGATACAACGTCGAAGGTCTATATCGCTACTATTAACGTCGAACTCGCTCAACTTATCCGATGCTAAGACTCACCCTAGCGGACAACGATATCGAGCTATATCAGAACGAGCCGATTAACCTCAGTTATCAGTTCTCCGACCTTCAAGAGATAAACGCTTCACGCTCTAATTTCTCGCAGACTTTCCGCGTCCCTTTGACGGGAAAAAATCAGGACTACTTTGGGGCGGTCAATGAGCTTGGAATTATACCGACATGGAATCCAAAAACCAAAGTCAAAGCAGAGCTTTCGTACAATACCATTCCAATCATGCGGGGCTTTGCCCAAGTGAAGAACGTATATATCCAGAAGGGCAAGTATGCGGACGTTGAACTCGTAGTATTTGGAGAGACGGCAGACCTTTCGCGGGATGTTGGGGACGGTATGCTCACAGATGTCAATTTGAGCGCATTCAACCACTCACTGACTGCGACTAATATTGCTTTGAGTTGGGCGGGCGGGCTTTCATCGGCGAATATCCGTTACGGGATCGTAGATAAATGGAGGAATTGGACAAGCGAAACTATTTGGTCAACTACTAACCTACTAGAACACGGAGATTTCACCCCGTATTTTAGAGCGTCAAAGCTGTTTGAAACCATCCTAACGGAAGCGGGCTACACCTACGACTCGACATTCTTTGGTTCTAACCTTGACGACTTATATCTGTTGCTGAACCGAGGCAATCGTTCACCGATTCCCGTCGATGCAGACCAACCCGCAGCCAATGTGTTTAATATTGGTTTATCGGCTAACGTCACCAAGTCAAGTAATACTTTCGAGAGTATCACAAACTTTGTGGAAACAGCTCCTTTCTTTGACGCGGGAGGCAATGTCGCATCCGGTGCTTTCGTTCCTCCTTATCGGGCTTATTATACGTTCGTGGTATATGTCCAAGGGGTGATTTCACACTTAAATGAAGGAATCACAATGCGTCTCGCTTCGGGAGCGTCTACTTTCCTTGCTACTATTATTGACAACGTTCAGGGGGGTGAGTTCAATTCTGAGACATACGCGATAACAACAGCACCAATCCTCTTAGACTCGACGGACTCGGTGACTCTTCAGTATGCTTTGACAAACTCAGGACATACAGTCGAGTTCACGGGTACAAATGCACTCGGAGCAGGTGGAACGGGTTTCGCTGTTACCGAGATAACAGATATCCTTTCGGGTCAGACGGTAGACATCGCGGGCAATATGCCCGAAATGAAGAAGATTGACTTCATCTCTGGACTTCAAAAGATGTTCAACCTCGTATTCATTCCCGACCGCAACAACTCCAAGCACCTCTACATTGAACCGCTTGGGGATTACCTAGCATCGGGAGAGAAGATAGATTGGACGAATAAGATTGACCTCTCGAAAGATATCCAAGTAGAGCCAACGACAGACCTTCAAGCAAGGACGTATGAATGGACGCATTCGAACGGAAAAGACTTGGTCAATGACCTAGTGCAAAAGAACGCCTCACGGACATACGGACGCTATCGGGTGAATGACCCTGAGAACGACTTCGCTTCGGGAACGAAGAAAATTCAAACAGCATTTGCGCCTCATGTGGTTTCATATATCCCCGGCACGGACTACGCTATCCATCGGATGCTTGCGGATACCGTAAACGAAGACAAGACCATCAAAGACCCGCTTCCGCGTTTAGCGTTTTGGAACGGAGGCGAGTCGGGTGTTGTCAATTACTACAACGACGCAAACACAGCAGGACTTTCTACCACGCTTTATCCGATGCTCTCGCAGTTCTCTGCGTCTTATCCATCGGTAGAGGATGAAGACCTTTCTTATGGCGTAGAGCGACCATTCCACCGAGTAGAAGCCAACCCCGTAAATACGCTGTATTACAAATACTGGATGCCTTGGGTTAACGAGCTGTATTCGTCCGACGCTCGTATCGTCACCGCTTACTTCAGGTTGACCGCTTCGGAGATTGCGACCTTCAAGTTCTCTGATAAGATTTTTATAAAAGACACGTACTTCAGAATCCTGAGCCTATCCAACTACGATCCCACCTCAGAGAATATCGTGCAAGTTAGACTTGTGAAAATCCTCGGAGCAATTCGGGATTGTTATTACATCCCCGTGTCAGCGGATAAGAACGGACAAATTTCGTTCAGCACCCCAACGGGGTCAACTGTGACTTCTCCCTCTCGTCCATGTTGTGAACGATATGGGTATGTCTTCGACGACTCAGGAGCTACATCACGCTGTTTTCAAAACTTACCCCAATGAGGAATCTCGATAATCACCGTTATATAGGAGAGGCCATTCAATTGCTTCAGAACAAAGGGGAGAAGGTTACTGTCCCGTTTTGGTTCAAGGTTCTTGATTGGGTTCTCGCTATTCTCTTTGTTTCCGCTTATCTCTTCGCTGCATTTAAACTCATCCAATGGCTGCTACTCAAGATATTCTCTTAACGTACAAAA